GTATATTAAACATACGCTTGTAGACCTTAAACAACAAATTAAATTGGATTTATATTTAATGAATGAATACTAATCTTTTTTCTTAGCTTTTTCTGATAAAGTGCTTTTTAATTTTTCGCTGGCGCCTGACTTTTCAAAACTTTTGTTTAATGGGTTACTACGAGTAGTTTCTTGTTTTTTGTTTTTATCTACCATAAAATTCTCACCACCATTCAACGTCTACACTAGTAGGCGTTTTTTTATTTAGTAAAGTCATAATGAATCTTCTTTGGTTAACTTATCTCCATCTATTTTTTGTGAAATAAATTCCAAGTATTTACGCGCATTATGTGACGATAAATCTTTAGGTAACTCATAAGTGAATGGTTGATTACCACTAGTTAAAACTTCATATACTATAGTTTCTTTTTTTATTTTGCAATTAGTTATTTTCATTATAAACTTCCTTTCAAACACTGCTGAAATAGACGTCTTTTATATTAAAGCGCCACACAGGCGCTGTTAATCACAATACAACTTTGCCCATTACTTTAATATTACTAAACGAAGCGACTTTGATATCATCATACTTCGGATTTAGAGATACCAAATTAATATAGTCTTCGCATATATCTACACGCTTGATAAGACTTACTCCATCTAATACAACGAGTGCAATTGTACCATCTTTAATAGAATCTTCTTTCTTAATAAAAGCGTATGTTCCTTGTTTTAACATAGGTTCCATTGAATCACCATTAACTAAAATACAAAAATCAGCATTTGATGGCGTTTCGTCTTCTTTAAAAAATACTTCTTCATGCAATATGTCATCATATAATTCTTCTCCTATGCCAGCACCAGTTGCACCACATGCAATATACGATACTAGTTTAGACTCTTTATATCCATCTATAGAAGTGACTTTATTCTGTTCTTCCAATTGTTCATTTGCATAGTTAAGTACGTTTTCTTGGCGGGGAGGTGTGAGTTTGTTGTATAAGGAAGTGATGTCGTTATCGTCTTTGTATGTAGTATTTGATTCACTATACAAATCATTAATCTTCACATTGAAGTACTCAGCCAAAATTTTGGCAGTTGATAATCGAGGTTCTTCCTTTTCATTTTCCCATTTTGATATCTTGCCTTTCGTTAATTTCATTAAGTCGGGATATTTATTATTAAGATCAGTTGCTAATTGTTCCATAGTCATATTTTTATTTTTTCTTAGCTTCTTTAAACCTTCACCAATACCCATACGAAACCCTCCTTATATAAGATAATTTCATTATAAAAGTTTCGAAAACGAAACGCAAGGAAAATATTATTGCAAAAGTTGTTGACATCGAAACTTTTATGATGTATTCTTAAATCAAGTTGTTACAAACGAAACAAAAGGAGGGGGTTCAATGACAACTAGTGTAGCAGATAAACCATACTTAAAAATAAAAAGCTTGATTGCACTTAAAGGAACTAACCAAAAAGAAGTTGCTAAAGCAATCGGAATGAGTAGAAGTTTATTGAGTATAAAGATAAATCGAATTAATGGCAGAGATTTTACAACTTCAGAAGCTAAAAAATTAGCAGATCATTTAAATGTTAAAGTTGATGATTTTTTTTAAACTTTAAGTTTCGAAAGTGACAACTAAATAAAAATAAGGAGGACACTATGGAACAAATAACGTTAACCAAAGAAGAGTTGAAAGAAATTATAGCGAAAGAAGTTAGAAATGCTATAAAAGGCGAGAAACCAATCAGCTCAGGTGCAATTTTCAGTAAAGTAAGAATCAATAATGACGATTTAGAAGAAATCAATAAAAAACTCAATTTCGCAAAAGATTTGTCGCTAGGAAGATTGAGGAAGCTCAATCATCCGATTCCGCTAAAAAAGTATCAGCATGGCTTCGAATCAATTCATCAAAAAGCTTATGTACAAGATGTTCATGACCATATTAGAAAATTAACATTATCAATTTTTGGAGTGACACTTAATTCAGACTTGAGTGAAAGTGAATACAACCTAGCAGCAAAAGTTTATCGAGAAATCAAAAACTATTATTTATACATCTATGAAAAGAGAGTTTCAGAATTAACTATCGATGATTTCGAATAAAGGAGGAACAACAAATGTTACAAAAATTTAGAATCGCTAAAGAAAAAAGTAAATTAAAACTCAATTTACTAAAACATGCAAACAGTAATTTAGAAACAAGAAACAACCCTGAACTGTTGCGAGCAGTTGCAGAGTTGCTTAAAGAGATTAATCGATAAATTCTATGAATTCGATTTTAGCTGAAGCGATAGCTACTATTTTGTCTCCAACAAAAGTATATGAGCCATTAGTGAACAAGGAACTTTTAATTTTTTCTTTTGATATTTCAACAGTTCCGCGATGACCTGACTTTATCACTTTTTCTAAATTATCGATTTCAACAAATTTATCATTAGAAAGATATAAACAAGCTTTCATACTTATCACCTCCTTAGGTTGATAACAACATTATACACGAAAGGAGGAATAACAAATGAACATTCAAGAAGCAACTAAGATAGCTACAAAAAATCTTGTCTCTATGACACGGAAAGATTGGAAAGAAAGTCATCGAACTAAGATATTACCAACAAATGATAGTTTTTTACAATGCATCATTTCAAATAGCGATGGGACAAACCTTATCAGATATTGGCAACCTTCAGCCGATGACCTCATGGCAAATGATTGGGAAGTTATAAACCCAACTAGAGACCAGGAATTATTGAAGCAATTTTAGAAATGCTATCAATGATACTTTTTAAATTGTTTTTAAACTCATTTTCAAAGTAAACAACAGTCTTGTCTGAAATTGTTACATGATAAATAGTGTTACTAGCATACACGCCGTTTAGGAACCCAGAGTTTTTAAGTTTATTTAAATCGTATTTTACATCTTCGAAATGTAGTTTTTGAAAATACTTTGTATGTATATCTTTAGCACTTCCAAAATTATTGCAGGTTAATTTAACCGAACCTAACTTTACACATTCTAAATAATCTTTGTAGAGTACGGACAAGATATATTGTTGGTCTTTAGTAAGTGTATCAAATTCATCAGATATCAAGGGCATGTTATCACCTCCTTAGGTTGATAACAACATTATACACGAAAGGTGGAACAACAAATGAACAAAAAATCAGAAGGGTTAGACATCAGAATACCAAGGGTTTTCAGAAGAGATCACGCGCCAGTAGAATCTTTAACAGAAAATGAACGTCGACTAAGAAAGGAAATATTAGAAAGTATTAAAAAAGGTTATTACAGCTACTTAGAAATAAACAAAGTCTTCTATGCATTAGATAGAGAACTTCAATACAGAGCGAATAATAGCAAAATTTAACATTTATCGAAAGGAGTGATAGAGATGCCAAAAATCATAGTACCACCAACACCAGAAAACACATATAGAGGCGAAGAAAAATTTGTGAAAAAGTTATACGCAAAACCAACAGAAATTCATCAACTATTCGGAGTAAGTAGAAGTACAGTATACAACTGGTTGAAATATTATCACGAAGATGATTTAGGTATAAAAAACTTATGTATCATCTATTCTCCAGCTGGACAGTTAATTAATATTCCGAAGTTAGAAGCGTATTTAATTAAAAGGCAAGAGAAAATACTTTAAGGAGAGAATAAAATGAGTGACACATATAAAAGTTACCTAGTAGCAGTACTGTGCTTTACAGTCTTAGCAATTGTACTTATGCCGTTTCTATACTTCACTACTGCATGGTCAATTGCGGGATTCGTAAGTATCGCAACATTCATATTCTATAAAGAATACTTTTATGGAGAATAAAAAAACTGCTACTTGTTGGAGCAAGTAACAGTGCAAGATGAGCAATTGTCTTAAATAATTATATAAGGAGTTATTAATATGACCTTACAACAAAAAATACTATCACATTTTGCAACATATGACAATTTCAATCCTGATGATGTAGTTGAAGTTTTTGGAGTATCGAAAACACATGCAAAATCCACACTTTCGAGACTTAAGAAAAAAGGAAAGGTTGAAATGGAAAGTTGGGGAAAATGGCGTGTTATCGAAGCACAATTACATTTAACTGTCGTCGAACGTAAAAAAGAAATTTTAGAAGAGCAATTTGAATTGTTAGCAAGATTAAACGAACAAAGTGATGACCCTAGAGAAATAGAAGATCGTATCAAGTTAATGATTCGTTTAGCCAACCAATTTTAAGGAGGAGTTAATCAATGGCAATATTAGAAGGTATTTTTGAAGAATTAAAACTATTAAATAAGAATTTACGTGTGCTAAATACTGAACTATCAACTGTAGATTCATCAATTGTACAAGAGAAAGTTAAAGAAGCACCAATGCCAAAAGATGAAACAGCTCAACTGGAATCAGTTGAAGAAGTTAAGGAAACTTCTGCTGATTTAACTAAAGATTATGTTTTATCAGTAGGAAAAGAGTTCCTTAAAAAAGCAGATACTTCTGATAAGAAAGAATTTAGAAATAAACTTAACGAACTTGGTGCGGATAAGCTATCTACTATCAAAGAAGAGCATTATGAAAAAATTGTTGATTTTATGAATGCGAGAATAAATGCATGAAGCTAGATCACTCAAATAGAGCTCATGCAAAGCTTAGTGCAAGTGGAGCAAAACAATGGCTAAACTGTCCACCGAGTATTAAGGCAAGTGAAGGTATTGCAGATAAAAGTTCAGTTTTTGCTGAAGAAGGTACATTCGCTCATGAGTTAAGTGAGTTATATTTCAGTCTTAAATATGAAGGCCTAACACAGTTTGAGTTTAATAAAGCTTTTCAAAATTATAAGCGAAATCAATATTACAGTGAAGAGTTGCGCGAATATGTTGAAGAGTACGTAGCTAATGTAGAAGAAAAATATAACGAAGCTTTGAGTAGAGATGACGATGTAATAGCTTTATTTGAAACAAAATTGGATTTAGGTAAATACGTCCCTGAATCTTTTGGTACTGGTGATGTCATTATATTTTCAGGTGGTGTACTTGAAATTATTGACCTTAAATACGGTAAAGGCATTGAAGTTTCAGCTATAGATACTCCTCAACTTAGATTATATGGCTTGGGCGCATATGAACTGCTTAGTTTAATGTATGACATTCATACAGTTCGCATGACTATCATACAACCACGAA